AAGCGTTGGAAATGTTACACAAGCACAGTCTATTGCTTATGCGATGATATTGGGACTCTGATGCGGGGGCGTTATGAATTTTGCTTGGTCGTTCCCTCAGTTTATAGTGAATCCGCTATCTAATGGCTTATCTGACGTAGTTACAGCTATTAATTGGGTTTGCACAGGTACGGATGGCTCAGTCACATCGTCTTCTTCTGGTACGGTGAATTTAGGTTCACCCAATCCAGCAGAATTTGTCCCATATTCCGATATTACCCAACAATTAGCCTACCAATGGGTTTCTCAATCCATTAGTATGCCTGCGGTTGAAGAATTAATTGCGTATCAAGTTAAGCAATTAGCTCAACCAGTAACACAATCCCAAAATCCACCATTCTAAGAGGACAAAATGGATAATCTTGAACTTGAACTGAAATTGACGGTAGCCCACGTTAACACCGTGTTAAAGCACCTCAGTGCAGGCGTATATTCTGAAGTGGCCGACTTGATTGCACTTTTGCATGGGCAGGCCAAACCACAGATTGAAGCTCCTGCGCCAGAAACACCTCCCGAAACTCCTGCGGCAGAATAATGGATCCATTTACCCTCATCGCTGGCGCGACTGCAATCTACAATAGCATCAAGTCCGCCGTTGATTCGGGTCGGGATATGATGGAGACTGCGGAGAAGGTAAGCAATTTATTCAGTAAGATCGGCCAGATTGTTACGGTAACATCAACGCCGCATAAGAAAAAATTATTCCAAAGCCAAGCGGACTACGAAGCGGAAGCGGTAAAACGCTACGCTGTTAAGGCCAAAGCTCAGGATATGCAGCTTCAAGTAAAGAACATGTTCGTGGGCCAATATGGTCCTGCGGCGTGGGAAGGTATTCAGCGGCAGGTTATTGAGATGCGGAAAGAGGCGGCTCGGCAAGCTGCGGCGGCGTTAAAGGAGCAGGAAGAAAACCGCAAGGATTTGATTATGGTTAGCAGTATTGTGGGTTTTCTGGTATTAGGTATTGGCGCAATTGGCGTATTTCTTATGGTGACGGTGAAGTAACATGGCGTTTGGCATTGACGATGCAATTAGCGCAGGACTGCAGATTGTAAACAAATTCATTCCTGATCCCAATCAGCGTCAGGAAGCTGAAGCAGCTCTTCGTTCCTCTTTGCAAGATTGGGACGCACAGCAGAACACGGTAAACGCGAATGAAGCACAAAGCACAAATATTTTTGTTAGTGGTTGGCGTCCTGCTATTGGGTGGGTTGGCGCTATTGGCCTCTCGTACCAATACCTACTGCGTCCAATTGCCTTCGGGGCGGGGTGGCATGATCTGCCTGTTTTGGATTCATCCCTCATGGAACTGGTAACAGCTATGCTTGGCATGGCAGGTCTTCGAACTTACGAAAAAACACTTGGGGTGCATGCAAAGTGAGTGCAGATAATTTTGAACAATGTTTAGCCCTTGTTCTTAAGTCAGAAGGCGGATTTGTTAATAACCCTAAAGACCCCGGCGGGATGACCAATTTAGGCGTGACCAAATCCGTTTGGGAAAGTTGGGTAGGGAACCCTGTAACTGAGGCCGAGATGAGAGCTTTAGGACCGCAGGATGTAGCACCTTTGTATAAATCTAATTATTGGGATAAAATCAGTGGCGACTCACTTCCTCTTGGCGTTGACTATGCCACTTTTGATATGGCTGTTAATAGTGGGGTAAGCCGTGCCGCGAAAACCCTTCAGCAGGTACTCGGTGTGGCTCAAGACGGACAAGTCGGGGAAGCCACAATTAGTGCTTGTGAAGCGGCTAACCCTCGTGAGATTGCTACGGGAGTCTGCGAAAAAAGATTAGCGTTTTTGCAAAGTTTGCCAACTTATGGTACGTTTGGACGTGGTTGGTCAAGTCGAGTTGCGTCTGTGGAAAAGGCTGCCTTTGACATGGCGTCGTAGGGGTTAAATTATGTCGTTAACATACGCATCATATGTGCAGCAAATAGCGACAATGGCAGTAGTCCCTGTCACGGATACTAATTTCACGATTATTATTCCATCTATGATTGACTACGCAGAACTTCGTATGCAAAGAGACTTAGACTTTTTGTCTACGCAAATTAGCACAAATGCTTACACATTTACGGGTGGAAATAACACTTTAACCCTGCCAACGTCTCAATTCATTGTTCCTCAAACTTTTGAAGTTATAGACGGGTCAGGAAACTCCACGCCATTATTGCCCGTTGGCAAGGAATTTATACAAAATGTTTACGGATCGGGATCTGCAACTGGCCTGCCTCAGTATTTTGCTGTTTATGGCGGCGATACTAATACTACAGGTAATACAAGCCAGTATATCATCGTAGGACCAACTCCAAGCTCAAGCTATGCTGTTAGATTGACCGGGACAATTCGTTCTGCGCCACTTTCTGCGTCCAATACCACAACATTCATATCTACCTATTTGCCAGATATGTTTATTATGGCATCCATGATCTATATTTCGGCGTTCCAACGCAACTTTGGTCGCTTAAATGATGACCCCCAAATGGCTCAAACGTATGAGTCGCAGTATCAAGCACTCAAAGCCAGCGCCTTGATAGAAGAAAACCGCAAGAAATTCCAAGCGGCGGCATGGACATCCTATTCGCCTGCTCCTGCTGCTTCACCGACTAGGGGCTAATCATGCCCTTTGGAACCATAAAGCTCAAACCCGGCGTAGAAACTAACAATACACCAGTATTAAATGAGGCTGCGTATTCGTCATCGCAGCTTGTTCGGTTTCTATCAGAGCGTAATGGATTTGGCCTTGCTCAGAAGTTGGGCGGATGGGTTGCATATTTTAATTCTGCTATTGGGTCCAAGATTCGCGCACTAAAAGCGTGGTCAGATTTAAATGCCATTAACCATCTTGGTATTGGCGCAGAATCTTCGTTAAGCGTTTTAACTAATGGAAATTTGGCGGATATAACGCCACGCACAATTACGACAAATACCGCCCCTGTTTTTGCAACTACAGCTGGATCTAGTACAGTTTCAGTCACGGATTCTAATACAACGGTATTGACTGTATTTGACTACGTTGACTTTGTAACACCCGTTTCTGTTGGCGGGCTGGTGCTTACTGGTCCCTACCAGTTATTGACCTATGCCGGGACAACATACACAATTAATGCCGGATCTGCGGCAACATCGACGGCCAATACATCGACAAATACCACAGCAGGCTCTTTTGTTGTGGGGGAAACGTACAAAATTGTAACCGTTGGCACGACGGATTACACGTTAATTGGCGCATCGGCGAATACGGTTGGCGTGATATTTAATGCCACAGGCGTTGGCGCTGGCACGGGAACAGCAAAATTAGTTGGTGTTTATTCGTTTCAGACAACCTCGTCATCTTCTATTGTTACAGGGTATTTTGACAACCACGGCTATAATGTAGGGTCTAATTTCTATATAGGTGTGCCGCTTACAATTGGCGGGATTACATTATCTGGGTTGTACACTGTTGTAAGTGTACCCAGTGCAGGTTCATTTACATTTGCCGCATCTAACTTGGCTACATCATCGGCTGGCCCTACCGCTATCAATAACGGGAATGTTCAATCTGTTTATTATATTGGCGTCGGGCCGCAGCCGATTGGCACTGGGTTCGGTGTTGGTGGATTTGGCGTCGGTGGCTTTGGCGTTGGTACGGCAATTACAAATCCCGGCACTGCCATTACAGCGACAGATTGGACTTTAGATAACTTTGGGCAAGACTTAATTGCATGCCCAGCGGGTGGGCCAATTTACTATTGGCAACCTAACGGCTCAGTTTTAAATGCGCAGATATTAAGCGCCCAAGCTCCATTGGTTAATAGCGGCATCTTTGTCGCCATGCCAGAACGACAAGTGATAGCTTATGGATCTAGCTTTACGCTTTCGCCGGATCCGTTGCTTATCCGTTGGTCAGATGTCCAAGACTTTACGACTTGGAATGCTACTGTAACCAATCAAGCAGGTTCGTATCGTATTCCTACGGGTTCAAAAATTGTAGCTGGTTTCCAAGGGCCGCAACAAGGTCTTATTTGGACAGATATTGATTTGTGGGCCATGCAATATGTGGGATTCCCACTTGTTTATGGGTTTAATAAAATTGGATCAAATTGCGGTGCGATATCCCGTCATTGCATTGGTCAGGTAAATAATTCCATTTACTGGATGTCTCAGCGTAATTTCTTCGTAATGACAGGCAGCGGCCCGGAACCAATGCCATGCCCAATATTTGACGTAGTTTTCCAAAACATTAATCCAAACTATTATTATAAAGTATGTTGCGGCGTTAATTCCCAATTTAACGAAGTAACTTGGTACTACCCATCGCAGAACTCCACAGAAAACGATTCATATGTAAAATATAATTTCCTTATTGGGCAGTGGGATTTTGGTACGTTGAGCCGTACAGCATGGATTGACCAATCTGGCTTGGGATCTCCTATTGCTGCGGGTGGCGATACATACATCTATCAACACGAAGTAGGTAACGATGCTGCGGTGGGAACAACCACTACACCCATGCTTTCATCATTCCAAACAGGTTATTTTCAGCTTACCGAAGGCGAAAATATTGTGTTTGTGGACCAAATTTGGCCTGATATGAAATGGGGCACGTATAGCGGCAATCAAAACGCTACGGTGTATGTGACCATTTATTATACAAATTATGCTACAGATACTGCAACTTCTCCGTCAACCAGTTACTATTCTGGTTCGCCATCTGGGCAAGTATCGTCTATTACATTTCCTATGACGCAATCAACGGAATACATATCTTGCCGAATCAGGGCGCGTTACATGGCGTTTTCATTGTCGTCTCAAGATGTTGGGACATTCTGGCGATTGGGCGGCATTAAATTCCGTTATCAATTAGACGGGAAATTCTAATGGCTAGTTTAGATGATATCCTGACTACTCAGAAAAATGGCGTTATTGCAATTAATTCATATGCAAATGCTGTAAATTTTCATGCTGGCGCGTCAAACAGTAAAGAATTGTCTGCCGGGGCAATAATTAAATCTTCGTCTGGTTGGTTGGCCACCGTAAGCGTTATAGTAGCAGGCTCTACACAGGGTTATCTTTATGATGCTACTTCGGCAGCATCAGGTTCTCGCATTTACGCCGTTCCTAATACGCTTGGTATCTATCAAATCCAAGTTCCATTTGCGACGGGTTTATACTTTTCCCCCGGCACTGGGTCCATTATTTCTGTAGGATATTCGTGATGCCATTAAAACACGGGTCTAGCCAAGCCACAATCAGCCAGAATATAAGCGAAATGTCCCGCTCAGGACATCCGCATGACCAAGCCGTAGCTGCGGCATTAAATATTGCTCGATCAGGAAAAGCAGGTGGTGGAGAACAAAACGGGAACATAGTGCATGTCGGGCCAATTCATAGCCCTGTTGCAGGTCGCACAGACCATCTTCCCATGCATGTTCCTGCTGGGGCATACGTCATTCCGGCGGAAGAAGTGGCGTTTCTTGGCGAGGGAAATACACTAAGCGGTTTCAAAAACATTACAGAAATGATATCAAAATATCATGACGATGGATCTCACGACACTGGTAATCCTGTCCCTATTGTTGCTGCTGGCGGAGAGTACGTTATTCCGCCGTATGCAGTATTGGGTATTGGTAATGGGGATATTGATCTGGGCCATCGCATATTGGACCAATTCGTAATGAAATTACGTAAACAGCATATTAAAACTCTTCAAAAACTTTCCCCGCCAAAGAAGGATTAAAAATGGACGAAATGTTTAAAAAACAACGTGTTCGCTTGTCTAAGAGTGCGCGTAAAAGAATGCCTAAGTATGAACGTGTTACTACCGAGCCTTTGGTAAGAGTTGCCCAGCCTGAAGACGAAGATGGTGTTATAACTTTAGCCAAATTAATGCATCAAGAAATTGGCATGTTTGAGTTTAATGAAGCCAAGGTTCGCCACAATGTGCGCCCACTTTTGCACAAACACGGCGGGATCATTGGCGTGGTAGGGCCAAAAGGCAATTTGGAAGCCATGACGGCGCTACGGATTGCCACGAACTTCTATTCCGATACGCCATTTTTGGAAGAATCAGCAGTATTTGTCCGCCCCGAATATAGAAATGCCACTGTATCTCGGCTGCATAAGATGATAGAATTTGCCAAAAATACAGCGGATGGATTGGAAATGCCCCTTATGATTGGGGTTTTGTCAAATCACAGAACAAATGCTAAAGTGGAGCTATACCAGAAACACTTTGGTACGCCTATCGGTGCTTTTTTCGTATACGGGGCTAAGAATGCTTCGTCGGATGAAATTGAAGTAAATACTTAAGTTTGGAGTTTCGCCGTGTGTGGTTCTACAGGTACATCGACATCTACTACGACAACGCTCCCACCTGCCGACGTACAGGCGAATTATGATAAATTATCCAGTCTGGCTTGGAATACATATAACCAACCTTACCAGCAATATACTGGCCAAATGGTGGCGGGATTATCCCCCACTGAGCAGTCCGGTATTCAAGATGTAAATGCTTCAGCTGGCTTAGCTCAACCTTATTACGCTCAAGCTACAACCGATATCAATCAAGGCCAAGCTTTAGCATTACCAGAAATTCAAGCTGCATATAGTCAAGTTGGTTTGGGGCAGCAATTAGGCTCCCAA